ATTTTGACGCTGTGCAGCGCCTCCAAGTTGCGTTGTCTGATAGCCATGGTCAGGGATCCTCCGTGGGGGGCTGGGTGCTCGTGCTGAGCTCGGGATTGTTGTAGGTGGTGCGCCGTTTTCCGCCACGGCGGGGGGATTCGTCTTCGGGCTCGGCGGCTGGGGCGGGAGCGACGTGCTCAGCCGCCCAGCCGTTGCGGATCATGTGAAGGCCTAGATCGTTGTCAACAGTGACCACTTCGCCGATCTTGCGATCTTGGCGATTGATCACCATTGAATCAAGCATCTCGACTTGCATGATCAGATACCGAACACGAAGGCCTCGGGGTAGCGAACGCCAAAATCGCAATCCTGAAGGATGCTGATCTCGACGCTGCCCGAATCCTGGTACTTGTAAGGATTCACGCCGATGTCTTGACCGCTCCAGAACGCCAGCAGGATCTGCGACATATCGCCGAAGAGGCTGTTGTTCACCTCTAGCTGGTTAGACATCAGGGCCGGATAGCCGTTGATCTCGTTGTTCCGCAGGATGTAGAAGTCGCTCTGAGCATTCTCCAGGGTGGTCTTGTAAACGCCCCTGGCGTGGGCGTTCACCATGTAGACCATGCTGGGCACATCCAGGTTCGCCAGGCTCACCTTCGTTTCCATCTCAACCAGGTTGAGGAAGGTGCCGAAGTTGTAGCTGGTGCCGTTGATGGTCTTGGTTTGACCGCCAGTGAGCGTTTCAGTCTTCACGCCATCGGTGTAACGGAGGCCCAGGGGGCGCTTCGATCCGCCGGTGGAATACAGGAAGTCTTTGTCAATACCAAGGGCCACCTTGCGGCTCAGGTGGCTGCGGACCCAGGCTTCGGCGGAGAACGAGGTCTGACCAATGAACCGGCGGGTGAGCACGGTTTTGGCGCCCACGGTCTTGGGCGTCAGGCTGAGCTGGCCAACCAGGATCTCCGACGCATCCGGGGCTTGGCCTTCGCCAACCCAGTAATGGGTGGGGCCTGCGGTTTCCTTGGGGATGTCGATGTCGCCCACCAAGCCGCTCAGCACAGTGGCGCCAGCAGCGGTGATGGACAGGCGGTTGTAGATCAGCTCAATCATCGAGCCGACCAGCAGATCGGTGTCAATCAGTGCGCCGCCAGTGGTGAAACCGCCAGCGGTTTGATCGGCCCGAATACCCTTGCGGCCAGCGCCCATCCCAGGGATCTGGGCGATCATCACGTCTGCAGGAATGCGGAACGAGCCTTGCAGCTCGCGGCCGGACTGCCTCACTGCAGCAGCGGACGCCTCCAGTTCCAGCCCGGCGGCCTCGCGGAGGCGCACATCGGTCGGGTCGGAGAAGTGGCGGATGGCGTTCAGGATGTTGTAGCTCTTGATTTCCTGATCGCTCATTCCGAGCAGGCCATCGCCGGAATCTTGAAGGCGGCTGGTGATGCTGCGCTTTTCCTTGCCAGTGACAAGGGCGAACAGCTCCTCGCGGACCTTGCCGACATCAGTGCCAGAGTTGATGTACTCCTCGGCCTTTTCAATGCCAGCGCCGGACTGCTCGCACATATTGCGGATGGTGCGGGCCCGGTCGCGCTCCGCTTGAATAGCGGCTGCCTCCCGGTCCGCCGCTTCGTTGTTGGTGATCGTCATGGGGACAGGTGCAGGTTGCGTACCTGAGCTCAGGCTATGGACCTCCTGCACTTGCTCATCAGTCTCGCTTTCATTAGCGGCTGCAGGAGGATCTTTGCTCTGCTGATCGCTTGCGGCTTCAACCGGCACAGTGGCCGCCTGTGCTTTCGGGCGGCTCGGCTCTACAAACTCCACCAGCGACGCCAGCGCTTGCGGCACCTTGGCGAACCGGCCGCGAGGGACAGCAGCGCTGCGGATCTCGCGGGCTGGCGCCGCCTCGGTAGCGAACCCGAACTCCACCGCCTCGGCGGCAGTCAGCCATGACTCGGCGGCCATCAGCGACGCCACGTCCTCATCACTCATTCCAGACCTGGCGGAGTAGGCCTGGCGGTAGGCGGTGCTGATGCGGTCGATCAGGTCGGCCTGCTGGCGCAGATCACCGGATCCGCCGATCGCGAGGCCCCATGCCTCATGGATCATCAGGAATGACGACTCGGGCATCACGATCTCATCGCCTGCCATGGCAATCACCGATGCAGCCGACGCGGCTACGCCGTCGATCACCATCCGTTTCTTGCCGGGATACCTCGCCAGCATCGAATAGATGGCTAGGCCTTCGATCGCATCACCGCCATAGCTGAATAGGTTGATCGTCAGGTCTTCGGTCCTGCCCACCAGTGCCCGCTGCAGCACCGATGCGTTGATCTCCCAGCCAACCTCGCCGATCAGGGCCAGCTCCAAGGCGGCCCCATCGGCTGCAGCCTTGATCATCACGCCAGACATACAACCTGAGCAGTTTCTAGCCTCAGGCTATGGACCGTCAGGGGTGGCCTCTGGCTGCGGTGCCAGTGCCGGTTGCGACGCGGCAGGTTGTGGCAGCCCCAGCCGCCGGCGCAATGCCACCTCGTAGGCGATCTGCGCCCAGGTGTGCTCCAGATCGGTGCCGTAGAGCTCTGCCATCTGATCGGACGTGCTTTGCAAGCCCATCTCCTGGGCATCCTTGTAGGCGTTCATTTCCTTGGCCGGGTCCACCCAGCTCCATGTCCGGGCCTGCCACCGTGGAGACGTGTAAAGCTCTGGCTCGTTCCAGTAGTTGGCGAACAGTTCCACCGGCAGCACGCCCGCCAACGTGGCAGCGTCAACCCATTCCTCGAACACTCTCTGGTGGAACTGCTGGATGAAGATCGACTGCACAACCCTGTACCAGTCGCGGATCTCCAGCTTCTCTTCCCTCATTGAGCTGTAGTTGGCGTCGGAGTGATCACCGCTGATCGCTGAGTAGCTGGCGGTGAAGCCCGTCGAAAACCGGCGCAGCATGGTCTTGAGCACCGTCTCGTACTGGTTGTCGTCCGGGCCCAGTTGGGGTGGTACGGGGTGCTCATCGGGGAACAGCTCAATCCACTCGCCAGGCGATGAGTTCGACAGCACCTCGCCGGTGGCCTGGGATTTTTCGTCAACCAGGGATGAGTTGGGGGGCGCATCATCGGGCTGCTTCTTCTCGATGAATCCCAGGATGTTGTTCGCAATTCTCTTGCGGGTCCAGTGTGATTTCTCGTATTCGTTCAGGTTGTGGATCGTGGTCAGTACCGGCGCCAGGTGGGGGATCTCACGCAGCTGCCCGATTTCCTCCGGGATGAAGATGTGGATCAGGTCCCGCGCATCCACGAAGATGTGCTTCGGCTCCATGCTTCGCGGATCGCCCGGATCCATGTTTCCGGGGTGCCGGCGCAGCACCGCATAGCGCGTCACCCGGCCTCCCCGGCGGTCGTTGGTCTCAACGCCCATCCGCCAGAAGTGGCCAGGCCGGTCAGACCCTCCGCTGTAGTCCTCATCCAGCTGGTCAGTGCTCAGCAGCTCGAAGCACAGCTGCTCAGCGTTCGGGTTGCCTGTGGCCGATTCGCGGATGATCCGCACCATCGCTCCGCCATGGGAGCCGAAGGCACCGGCGATCATCAGCTCGTACTGGTGGAACGAGTAGCGCCCGGGCAGGTCGAAGTTGTCAGGTCTGCAGAACTGCCGCCACTTCGCCTCCAGGATCTGGTTTCGCTCTTCGTCCCGCTCGATTGCGGTCTGCGCCAGGATCAGCCGATCCAGCGCCGCGTTAAGCTCTCCGCCGGTGCGGCCACGGGAGAGCAGCGCCGCAATCTGCTGGGAAGACTCTGCGCGAGCTCGCCCGGCAGCGGGGTTGCTCCGGCCGCCTAGGGGGATCTGCCCGCGCATCTGCACGCCACGGGCGCCAACGATGTTGATCTGCAGGCTCCGAATCGCACGCCTGGCGTAGGGATTCAGCAGCGCCTGATAGCGGCTCTTCGCCCGAATCTCCTTCAGCCCGCCGCGCAGCATTGCTTGCGGGTCGAGGTAGACCGCTGGCATATCGCCCAGCAGCCGGCCGCCTAGGTGCTGGGATAGCCCGTGCGCCCGCAGCCGCCTGGCGCGAGGGCCCGGGCCGGCCTGCCAAATGCGGTTCATCAATCGCCGGGCGCGGCTGAACATGCTCATCGGAAGGCGACGCGGATTTTGCGGCTAGTGGCCGTGCCACTTGCCAGGGCCTGGGCTCGTTTCTGCTGGGCCACTTGCGCGGCCAGCCTGTCACGCCATTTGATCAGCTCTGCCAGGTCGGCGCGGACCACCTTGCGGCCGCCATTGCCCAAGCTGCCGATCTGATACTCCTGAGCACCGGTAGAGAGGGCGCGAATTGCGGCTTCAACATCCGCCAGATCCTTCTCCGCCTGGCTGCGATCGTCAAACGTCCCAGGCGTACCAGTGAAAGCCAGGCCGCGCCGCACTGTCAGGCTGCCGCGTCGCACGGTCACAGGCGCACCGTCAACCGTTGCGACAACCTGCAGCTCCCACGCGCCGGGCGCCATTGCAGAGGTGGCCTGCTGGCTGATCACCACTTCCCATCCATCATCAGCGGCGGTGCCGTTGATCTCCAGCCCAGCGCCCGCCGTGGTGCTCCGCAGCCAGACCTTGAGGGCAGTTGCCTCAGCCGGTGCGCTGGCCTCAAGCCACGTCACCCGGTCGCCTTGGTAGAGATCGGCTGGGTTCATGCGATCGTCAGTACCTCAGGCTGAAGTTTCGGCGCCGGGCACGCGGCGCGGGCTGCTGGTCTAAGGCTACTGACGCCGCCAGTTGGGCCTCCAGCTGGTCCCACATCGTCGCCCGGTTGTAGCGGCGGCTCACCAGCTGCAGGGCGGCGTAGGCCATTCGGGTGCAGTCGCCGCCCTCGTCACGGCTGCCGGTTGGCTTGTCCCACTTGTACTCCCGCCTGCCGGCGCCTTTCTTGGGCATCTTCTTCCACGGAAACAGCTCGGCCAGGAACTGATCGGTAGAGGCCTCTCCAAAGTGCAGGTACCCAGGTCCAGGGTTTTCCTGCCGCAACCGACCCTGCAGGTGCTGAATGCTTGTCTCGTATCCAACTGGATACATCAGCACGCCTTTTTTAATCACGCTCTGATTTTTTCGGTTGATGTTCACAGGCACACCCTTGCCGATCAGTGGCTTTCCTTTGCTTTCCGATCCTTTCATTGGAACCCATTTGCCGACTCTTGCGCGGCACCAGTCGCGCACCTCATGCGTTGCGTACCCGCCGTCATCAATGCCGCCCAGTGCAATCTGCAGCTCTGCGCCATCCTGCCGCTTCCACTTCGTTTCCAGAACGGCATCCAACTGATTCAGCGTCTCAAATTGCTGCGGGTCGCCATCAATCTCAAAGTGCCCCAGATGCCACCCTTCCTCGCCACGGCCCCATCCCCATATCGTCACGACCAGCCTTTCGGCTATCGCGCCGCCGCCGCCCTGCACGTCAACGCCAGCGGTCAGCACTAGCACGCCATTAGGCACGACTCCCACTGGGTATCCATTGCCAGCGGCTGCATCCCGCCGGCGCTGTGACAGCCCTTCTACATTCAGCTTTCCAGTAATTGTGTCTTCCCAGGGAATCCCTAAAACGGTGTTATGGAACGTTTGCATTAGATCATTGTCACCCCTGCGCATTGCCTCTAGCGCTTCTTGATATTCACCTATCAAATTGCTCCATTCGGCCCCAGCGTGATAGCTATACGCCGCCCAGATATGCCGACTCCTAACACGAGGATAGCCGTCCTTAAGGATCTGCTGGCTACGGTCAAGACCCAGCGGACAGGCCCAGCCGCCGCGCTCGTCCATCCATCGCAGGCTGGCGTAATTGATCAGCTCGTGGCAGTTTTCGCATTCATACTTTCCAGCATCGTCGCCTTCCTTTCGCATCTGCTCCCATCGGAGCACTTGGTATTCGCCACAATGTGGACACGGCAGATAGCGGTATTGCTGATCGCCTTTCTTAAACCATTGGTGCGTTTTGTCGTCAGGGTAGATTGGCGTGCCGCCGATGATCGCCTTACGGTTCCAGGTGGTGGCGGAGCGATTCATGCCGAGCTTGATTTGATCGCCTTCATCGATCGCGTCATACGCTGACGGCTCCTCAAAAATCACAACCGTTCGCTCTTTGCGCCTAAAGCCCTTGCCGCTTGCGGCGCTGACAATATCAATCAGCCCGCCATTGGTCAGCTTCTTCAACAGGATCGTATTGGTTGCCGTGCCCCTAGCCTTTGACTCAGCCAGCAATCCTTTAAGGCACGGCGAATCTCTGAACAAGTCTGAAATGTCTTCTTTGCTGTACTCCTCTGCATCGTTCTGAACAGGCTGGACAATCATTATCTTGCTTGGCTTCCAGTGCGAGTAATACTGCACTGCGCCGATTTTTACGCATTCTGACCAGCCGACACGGGCAGACTTCATGCAAACTTCAATTTCTACATAGGGGCTTGTAAACCCGTAGAACCAATCTCGCTGGTATGGTCTAGTTATCCATTTACCCTTGCTCGCCGCATTGCCCGTAACATAGCCGTATGTGTCCGCATACTCAACACCACTGAGAATCGGCCGCGGCCTAAAGCATTCCGCCAAGCTCCGCGCCATGCTGATTCGATCGCGGCAGATCATACCGCCACCTCTTCATCGGTGAATTGCCAATCTGCTACGTTCTGCAGAAACTGATTCACCAGCCTTGAGATAATATCTTGTTCTTCCACTGTAAGATGTGGAATCTGATTTTTAATCTGCTGCGGCAGGCTTGATGCTTGATCCTGCAAAGTTAATGCAACTGCTTTCCGTGCCTGCTCAATATCTTCGCGGTAGACCAACTTTCCCTCCAGCAGCTCACGCTCTACCTGCAGCTTCAGTTTTTTTTCGTATTCCGTCCAAGCCCTTTCGGTGTTGAAGTCGGGGGTCTCCCCATCGGGATCGGCGGGGCGCTTCTCCGAACGCGCTGCGTCTGTCTTAGCTGTCATCCGTTCCTTGGCTGGTCGCAAGGGCTTCTGCGCTGCCTCTACAGGCGGCTTGCAGCTGCCATGCTTACTCTTCACCTTCGGCACCCTGTCCCACGCTTCGCGCAGGCCCTCCCGCCGCACGTGGCGCACGCCGTCCACCAACACCTCCTCAAGGAATCCGCCCCGGATCGCCCGGTAAATCTGATTCCTGCTTGACAGGCCCAGCACTGCGGCAGCGTCGCGGATTGTCAACAGCTCGCTGTTCGCCACGTGTCACATGCGCTTGTCACAATCTACCTGTGACAGGATCTATGTGACAGGCCGTGCTTGAGCGAGGCGCTGGGGTAGGGGTCTTAATGCGATTACTCCAGCAGTCACATGATCGCCAGCCGTTCTCAACAGAAAAAGCGGGCCGTCGGAACTAACCGCCCGGCATAGGCGCCAGGAGGACCCGTAAACCCTTGGCATCACTGGGTTTCTCAATAATGCCGCTTATTGCGTCTCAACTAGCCGCCCGGCTGATTCTCAATAGCGCCTCACCTAAACCCCGCCCTCGCCAGCTCCGCCCTCAACCACTTCTGGATCTCCCCAGGCCACACCCTCTGCGTTGACCGCTGCAGGTTGCCTGTCAGGTCATAGGTGCTGCGCCGGGGCTTGGGTTCGGGCTCCAGTGTGAACTTCATGCGCGTTCCGACCCACTCGCCGTAGCGGCCGCGGCCAGGCTTGCCCGTGCGCTCGAAAATGCCCATTCGGCCCTCGGCGCCCTTGATCGGAATGATGAACATCCGATTGGCCCGGTTGACCATCGTGCGCGAGCCACGCATGGATGCCCAGCCCGTCAGGGCCTTCTTGAAATCGGCGCGGCTCACGTTGCCCTTACTGTCGAGGCGTTGCGCTGGCGTGGGCACCATCGTCACCCTGCGGCCTGCAAGGTTCGACGCGGCCAGGTCGGCGCCCTTGGTGCGCGGCGGGCCACCACGGGTCATGGTGGAGATGTAGCGACCAGCAGCGCGGGGCTGATCGGAGCGGAGACCTACCTCGGCTACCAGATTGGAGGGAGACGGACGCTGGGTGTAGGTGCCACCGATTGTCCAGCGAGTGGCGCCGCGATCGATGGGGCCGCCAGATGACTTGGCCAGGTCTTGCTTCAGGTCTTTCTCAGCAGCCCGTATGGTGGCCGCCATGGCGCGGCCTGTGGCGTAGCGGATGTTCTTCTCGGTGAGCAGGGCGAACCGGTCAATCGCCTTGGTGTCGATTGTCAGCTTCAGCTCTAGCATCACCCCTCATCCTCTCCCACGGCCTGCAGCTCCTCCTGCTCCATCCGCTGCAGGTCCACGTCGTTGGGCAGATCCCATGCCGTCCACTCATCAGGGTCTGCGGCGCTGGTGACGGTCAGGCAGCCGATGGTGTGCCAGCTGCTGACCCAGTTGAGGATCAGCTCCTGCCACCAGGCCAGCCACGGTGTCGAGCGGTCTAGCAGGTGCCAAGGGGTGGCGGTGCGCTTCACGGTGGCAGGGCATCTGCGCACAGTCTGCCAGCAGGCATGAAAAACCCCCGCCTGCCAGGGCGAGGGTTGGGGTCCACTCGGACGCCATGTCCGAGAGCAGGCTACAGGATGGCCGTTAGGCGGCGGCTGGCTGGCGGCGCTGGGCCCAGCGCTCTTCCCGCTTGGCTCGCATCTTGGCGTGGTGGGCATTAGAGGCATGCACCGCCTTGAGCGCCTGAGCGTAGAAAGGGTGATCAGGGCGGACGCGAATCCGGTCTGACTCGAAGTAGTCGGTCATGCTGTCGGAGTCGTTCTGAACGTCGAAGGCCTGCCACACCTCAGCAGAAAACCGGCGGCAGTTCTTGGCGTAGATGGTGATCGTGCCTTGGGGGTAATTCAGGGTGTTGCCGATGCTGAAACTGGCTTTCTGCAGGGGTCCGTTGTTGACCTTGATGCCGTTCCAGAAAAACTTGAAGGTGGCGGTCATGGCTGGCTGGCGAGTGGTGGAGCCTCTCGGCTCCGATGCACATATCCTACACCACTCCGAGCGCAAGTGAGCGCAAATGCACCCAAACAGGCAGCCAGTTAACCGATCGTCACACTTCGCCCAGCAGCTCGCGGAACTGCTCCAGGCTCATCACCACGAACTGCTCCGACGGGTCCGTGGTGCCCTTGCGCTTCACCACCAGGGCATGGAGGCGCTTCCCGGCGTTGACCTGCTGCTCCATCGCATCGCGCAGCCAGGCGCCGAGGCTCAGGGTGCGGCAGCACTTCGCCTGAATTGCGCAGCTCGGTGTCCACAGGTCGCCGCGGTCAAGGGTGGCACCGGCAGGGATGCGCTCGCAGGGCATGCGCTCCGCCAGGTAGTCAGCGATCAGCCGCTCAAAGGCGCTGCCCTTGCGTTTCTGGGGGTTGGCCATGGATCAAGCGCCGAGACGTGCGGCGAGTCGCTGCAGAGCAGTCTGAGGGCAGCAGCTGCTCTCCACCTCGCTGCCGTCGGGCAGGTAGATCGCGTTGCGCTGGTACGGCTCCAGCGTGAGGGGCGGGCTGTAGCTGGGGATAGGCAGCGGCGGCACCCACTCGCGGCGCCACCAGGCCACCACAGCGCCACCCAGCAGCACTGCACGCTGAGCCTCGCCGGGGTGGGCCTGCGGGTCGGTGCGGGGCAGCCAGTCGCCGAACGTGAACGGGCAGGGCTGCAGGGGCGCCGCTGCGGGGGCTGCAGGCGATGGGGCGGGTGTGGGCACCGGCGGAGTGGTCGAGGCGCCTTCCTGGGCCACGGCGGCGCGCAGCTGCTGCAGGACGTTCACGGCATGGCGGCGGGTAGGGGCATCCTACTGGCAGATGCACCCATCAGCACCAAACAAACGGATTTCGGAGGGTTGGGGGTGTTTTGGGCAACTGGTCACAACTGGTCACTTCTGGTCACGGCTATGACCAGAAGAAAATGAGCCATAGCAACGGGTCTGGGGCCATCTGGTCATCTGGTCACCCATAAAGAGAGAATCTCTTTTTATATATATATAGGTATTTATGCCTAGAAAGTAGGGGGATCTAGGGGGGCATGGCCAAATACGGTGACCAGCATGACCAGATGCCCATTTCGCCTGAGACGCCTTGCTGCGACACAAAAAAAGCCGGTCATTGCCAATGACCAGCACGTGACCAGGTGTTTTCGTGGCCGGAATGCCCGGCCGCCTTCATTTCAGGTGAGGGTGTCAGTCAGCAGGCGGCAGCCAGGCGATCGACTTGCGTGACTCCACGATCTGACCACAGCCGGGAGTGTTCTCCACGATCTGCTGCAGCCAGCCGCGACGCTCGGCTGAGCTGCACGAGCGCTTCGGCAGTGCCCATTGCCGGATCTGCGCCAGCGGTACGGGTGCGCTCCCGTTGGCTTGTCTCCATTCGCTCCCTCGGGCCAGCAGTCGCTTCACCGCTGCGGCCGGGTGGTTGGGGTTGAGCGATGCCATCACCTGGTCACGCTGCGTCATGTAGTGCAGCGACAGCAGCACGGCGCCGCGAATCGTCTTCAGGCTCATCGGGTTGGCGAGCGGCATGCCGCAGCTGGCCTGGGTGATGGCGTGCAGTACCAGGGCGATGCGCAGCGTCGATCCTCTGCCCTTGGCCAAATACTGGCGATCCTCATCATTGGTCCTGGCTTTGCGCTCATCGCGCACATCGTTTACCCACGTGCCGAACAGCGGCAGCGCCTCATCAGAAATGTGGACGGTGCAGTGAGGCGTCTTGCCTTCCTCCCGAACGGGCGGCACTGCAGCGTCAATCTGTTCGTAGAGGTTCGCCAGGGCGGGCCACAGCTGCGCCGGCTGCGCGCCGAAGGTGTAGTCCCAATCCGGCAGCGGCTGCATCAGGAATCGAGACCAGAGGCCATCGCCGTCTGGCTGGCCATCGTTGGCCTTCGCGTCGGCGGCCCAGAGCCCTTGCATGCGGGCGGGCTGCAGGTTGCCCATCAGCGAGACGGCAGGGTGCGGCACCAGCACGTCATCCCGGCCGACCCGATCGGTCACGATGGAGCTGCCGGGGTAGAGGCTGAGCCACTTGGTGCGATCGCTGGCCTGCGGATTGCGGCACAGCTGGCTGAACCACTGCCCCATCTCATCGTGGTAGGCGAGCAATCCTGGTGTTGACCCGTTTTCCAAGATGATCTCCAGCTTCTCGAACGTGGCGTCATTGATGACCAGATGGCGGCGCGCCGGCTGCGGGTTTTCGGCCAGGAACTCTTCGAGGGGGTCGTGATCGTTTCCGCCTGATTCGCTGGCCGCGGCCTTGGCGTCCCGCTCGGCCTGAGCACGGTCGTGCTTCCAACGGCGCAATGCCTCGGCGTGTTTTTCGCGCTCACGGATCTGCCAGGGGAGCAGCGGCTTTTCGATGGATGCCCTGCTGATTGGCGTCTTGCCGCCACCTGCCACGGCGATATTGATACCCCAGAGAATCGAAGGCTCGGTCCAGTCGTCCCCAGGGATAGGGGTTGCCCTGACGCGGTTTCCCATGATACTGGCCGCAGCGCAGAGGATCGGCAGGATGAATCCCTCTGGCGCGAGGCCCTGCTGCGCGGCGTAGGTGATCACTGCCGAAGCGATGCCAGGCGGGAACACCTGATCAAGGCTGACGCGAGTGGCCAGCCGTTCGCGGAACGATCGGATCTCCTCCAGCAGCTCTTGGCGGGCTTCGTCATCCAGCTCGCCCACGTAGTCGTGATGCTGAGCAGCGGCGGCAGGTGATTCGTCAGCAGGAATGAACGGATCGCCGTCGAGGGGTGGGGTGGCCGGGGCGGCTTTCGGCCGGGACGTGTCCACCCAACCTGCGGCGATGGCCCGTTTGAAGAGCGTTCCAGCACCGGCGCCGCCGTTGGGGTCAAAGCTGCGCCACTTCGATTCAAGGGTCTTGAAACCGTCGTACTTCGTGCCAGTGCGGCTCCATTCGTCCCACACGTCGAGCCCGCCGGTCGGGTCGATCGACTGAAGGCACATTCCGATCACCACCCAGTCATCGTGGTGCATGTCCGGGTCCAGCACCCTGAGCGCAGCCCTGGCGCGGGTCAGGTCATCGCTGGCCGCGGCCGTGCCGATGCTCGGGTGCCCGGTCGGCGCCGGGGGGATTGGCTGCTGGTGTTGCTGCTGGGGGCCTGCGATGATCTGCTGCGCCAGTGCCCACCACTCAGCAGGGATATTGCTGAGCTCCTGAGGGGTGCGTCCGACAGGCCAGAAGTAGAACCCGCTGGTCTCGCGGTGGTGACCGAGAACGATCACCTGTCCCGCAGACCAGAACAGCTCGATCTGCTCAGTCTTGCCGCCGGCCGCTGCGGCTTTAGTGACCAGCTTTTTCTTTCCAGGGATCTGAGCCCAAAGCTGCTGCGGCACGCGAAACGCGACCTTGAGGCGATCCGGCGCTGTGTTGCGATGCACCTGCCAGGTGGTCGTTGTCGCAGGGTCGCAGCCGTTTTCCCGGCAGCGCTCCACTGCACTGGCGCCGTCCAGGTCGAAAACCAGCAGACCACCTGCATCAGGGCCGCAGCGAGTGCCGCAGCAGCTCACCACACCACTCATTGCGGCGATCTGCTCAGGCGTGTAGGCGCTCTTCTGCCATTCGGTCGCCAGCCCCCCGGTGCTGGGATTGATCGGAGCCTTGGCCTCTGCGCCAGCACCGCAGGGGATCAGCGGCAGGCCGTGCAGCGATGGGAGCCACAACCGCCAGTCGGCCGCGGGTGAAGGCGCAGACGTGCCCGGCCCGCCCGCAGGCAGGTCTTGCTGTGATCCTTCCATGAGGTCAGGCCTTAGCGGCGAGTGCCCGTTCGGCCTGCTCAATCAGCATGCGGACGGCCTGGGAGCGGTTGCCCACGCCTGGGGTGCCGGCTACCACCCGGTCTAGTGCTTGGATGTGAGACGGCCGCACCATGACATTCAGCGGGACGCTCAGCGCAGAGGGTTGAGGCATGTAGTAGGTTGGGGAGGTCTCTACAGAATACTACATGGCAGCCAGCGCAGGGGTGCGCCCCATCGAGACCCGTTACAAGGGGTATCGCTTCAGGTCAAGGCTAGAGGCTCGCTACGCCGTTTTCATGGATGCCATGAAAGTGGAATGGCAATACGAGCCCGAAGGATTTGAGCTTCCTTCCGGCAGATACTTGCCTGACTTCTTTCTGCCGCAAGTCAACGGCGGAACCTGGCTAGAGATCAAGCAATATGGCATGGGATATTTTGGTTTTCTGTCTTGTCAAGGCGCACCGAAACTTAGCGATCCTCGTCTTTGTGATTTCTCTAATTTTGCAGCTAGTAAGGGTCAAGACTTTTTTGTAGCTTACGGCATACCATCGCAAGACTATTTTGACGAGTTAGCCGCTTACGAATCAGAAGGCATGATTGAAGGCCACGGTAGCCGCTGTGATCCCTACCAGTGGTGCGTATGTGGCTGCGGCAAAACAGTCGGCATTCAATTTGACGGCAGGGGAGATCGAGTTGGTTGCAAACATAGAAACTGCCGTCGCTCCGACCATGGAGACAAAGGTTATTCGCACGATGACGACCTGATCGTTCGCGCTGCTCAACTTGCGCGTCAGGCCCGCTTTGAGCACGGAGAGACTCCCTGATGTTCACCCTTCGCGACTACCAGACCCACCTCGCCGATGCCGGCGACGCGGCCATGCTTGACGGGCGGCGGCCTTGCATGGTTGGGCCTACCGGCTGCGGCAAGACCGTGATCATCGCCGAACTGGTTCGCCGCGCCCTCGCCCGTGGTGAGCAAGTGGTGGTGATCTGCCACCGAGAGGAGATTCTGCAGCAGATCGTGGCCAGCCTGCAGGCCCACCTAGGGGCGCAGCAGGTGATCGCCATGGTGACGGCCGGCAGCCGCCCCCGCATGGATCGCCGGGTGGTGGTGGGCATGGTTCCGACGATGGTGCGGCGACTGAAGCTGCTAGAGCAGCTGAAGGGCTGCACCCTGCTGGCCGATGAATGCCACCACGCACCATCCCCCACCTGGCGCAAGGTGATCGAGGCGGCGCAGCCGCGACGCTTCGGCGGGCTGACCGCTACCCCGGTTCGCCCCGATGGCAAAGGGCTGGGCGACGAAGAGATGTTCGATCTGCTGCTCAATGGCCCGGAGGCCGGCGAGCTGATGGCAGCCGGCAAGCTGTGCCGGTACCGGCTATTCGCCGCCCCGCATCGGATCGACTCCAGGGGCATGCGCAAGCGCGGCGGCGACTTCACCACCGCCGACATGGAGCGCAAGGTGGTAGAGATCCAGGGCGAGATCGTCCGCGACTGGATGCAGCTCAACCCGAACCGTGAGCGGACCATTTGCGTGGCGGTGAGCGTTCCGCATGCCCACCAGGTGGCGGAGCAGTACCGAGGCCTGGGCATCGCCGCCGAAGCGGTGGACGGCGACACCCCGAAGCCTGAGCGACGGGGGATCTTCGAGCGATTCCGCCGCGGCCAGATCACGGTGCTCTGCGCCTGCGCTGTGATCGATGAGGGCCTCGACGTGCCGGAGGCGACCTGCCTGCAGATCTTGCGGCCCACTGCCAGTCTCAGGCTGTGGCGCCAGCTGATCGGGCGGGTGCTTAGGCCAGCGCCAGGGAAGGATGCGGCGCTGTTGATTGATCACACCGACAACTGGCGTCGATTGCCCCCTCCCGATGCGGAGATGGACTGGAAGCTCAATGCCGAGGTGCAGGAGCCCCGCGAAAAGCGCGAGGCAGTGATTGACCCGGGCACCGGCGAGGTCACAGAGGGCGAGCCGATCGAGACGGAGGTGCACCAGACCGGCGCCAAGCTGATCGAAATCACCCCCGACCTGCTGGCCCAGGCGCACCCTGTGGTCGCGCGGCGGCTGCTGAATGAGCGGTGCCGCTTGGAGGTGGAGCAGCGGGCCCCGGACCTGCGCCGCTGGCTGAACTACCTTGACGTGCTGGAGGATGAAACCCTGAAGGCGCTGGAGCCAGCGCTAGGGCTGCAGCCGGGCTGGGCCCAAGGGCAGATGATGCTGAGGATGCTGCTGAGCCCTGCGCAGCGGCTGGCGGCCACGAAGCGGCTGCAGCGGTCGTGGGGTGGTGCGATCTGATGGGGAGTGGTTGCAGTTGCCCTCATTGTGGGGTATTGTGTGGAGGTCGCCGGGCCCAGCCGGGCCATCCATCGGCGGCATTCCCACTCGATACGGGCTATGGCTACCACTACAGCGACCAAGGCGGTGAACATCACTCCGCCCGATTTCCGGCACCTTCAGATCAACATCCAAGGCACAGCGCCGCTGGTGATCAACCGATTCAGCGCCAAGGCTATGGAGCAGATGCGGCAGAAGCAAGAGGCCGGCAGCACGTCCAGCTCTAAGAAGGTGCGCGAGGCAAAGGACTTCGACGCCCTCTACGAAAACGCCAAGCACATCAGCGACGAAGGCTGGGAGGGCATCCACGCTGCGGCATTCCGCAACGCTGCCATCAGCGCTTGCCGTGCTTGCGGATTCAAGATGACGCACGCCAAGCTCGCCTTCATGGTGATGCAGGACGGCTTCGACAAGGTGGACGGCGCTCCATTGGTCAAGCTCACCACTGGCACTGCTGAGCCGTGGGTCGCCACAACCCGAAACGCTACGGGCGTTGTCGATCTGCGGGTCCGGCCGATGTACCGGGAATGGTCCGCATCGCTACGGATTCGCTTTGACGCAGGGATGCTCACTGCTGATGACATCGTGAACCTGATCTCCCGCGTTGGCTTGCAGGTTGGCGTTGGTGAAGGCCGGCCCGACTCGAAGCAGTCGGCTGGGTTGGGCTTCGGCCTGTTTCAGATCGTGTAATGGAGAGAATTAGGCACGGATTGGCAGGCACGGCACGGCGCGGCGTGGCCAGGCCTGGTGCGGCCGGGATTGGCGAGGCAGGCTCGGCAAGGCTCGCCGCGGCACGACGTGGCGCGGCATGGCACGGCAGGCATGGAGTGGATGGGCGCGGTCTGGCAAGTCCCGCAACGGATTGGCAGGCGTGGTATGGCGAGTCGAGTTGTGACACGGTGCGGCGTTGCAGGTATGGCAAGGCCCGACCCGGCGAGCAGCGGCAAGCCACGGCTTGGCAGGCATGGCAGGGCGAGCCCAGCCCGTGCATGGCAGGGCCCGGCAGGTCCGGCTACGCAAGTCGGGGTCCGGCGAGACAAGTTGCGGTAAGCCTCGACGTGGTAACAGGGGGTGAGCAATCACCCCTCTTTCAGCTAACACTTTTCCTCTGATGACTTATTCCTTTCGTGATTCATTCCGCCGGTTCAATGATCGGGCGATCACGCCTGAAACTGCCGGCAAAGAGCTTGCTCGGATCCATGAAGAGCACGGCACGCTGAAGGCCGAGACTGTCGTAGACGAGGCAAGGCCTGACGAGGCGCCTTTGCATCCTGCTTTTGAGTGGGATGATCCTGTGGCCGCCGAGTTGTACCGGCGCGAGCAGGCACGGAGCCTGATCAAGACCGTCCAGGTGATCCGCGGCGACGAGCCAGAGCCCGAGCCGGTGTACGTCAACGTCAGCACCAAGGATTCGGCGTATGAGCCGATGACGAAAGTGGTGAACACCCCGGACATGCTCGAGATCGCCTTTGGCCAGGCCTGCGCCAGGGTGGCCGGCGCTAAGCGCGCCCTCGCCGAGCTGCAGCAGGTGGCCCGCCGTGAGCGTCGCCCTGAAACTGATCGTTACCAGCGGGCGGAGCGGCTGCTGGGGCAGGCGGAAAGCGTCATCCTGAAGGGGTGATGGCCAACGTAAACCCCGATGAGCTGATTTCCAAATTGCTATCCGGCGATTCTCTTTCGCGTCGGAAGAGGGCATTTCTCAAGCAGTACATTCTGCAGTCGAGGCGATCTTGTGACGATCGAGAGTTGCAGGCGCTGGACTTGCTTGGCGTTGATTCTTCCGATGCCCTACAATGCCCCCAACTGCGCCCGCGATGATGCCAGCAGCAACCACTGAGGCGCGCAGCATCACGCTGCGGCTGCCTGTTCCACTGTTCGACCGCTTACGGGCGGCGGCAGCTGATGACCGGCGATCAATGAACAGCATGGCAGCGTTGCTGCTGGAGGCTGAGCTTGATCGCCGCAGCTGACCCGGCCCGCCAGAGCCGTGCCCAATCTGGCCGTCCTACCGCT